GCCACTAATCAATCATCTCATTATTTGGTTTCCGTGAACGGAACCACGACTGGATCGTGGGCACCTGGCGAATATAGCTATCAGCAAGAAATAATACGCAACTCGGATTCTGCAAGAATTATTCTCAAGAGAGGCATTTTCAAGATACTTGCCGATCTCGACAACAACGCGGTTGACAACAGAACACACGCCCAGATCATGCTTGGCAAGATTGAGTCCCTGCTTCAGGGTAGGGCCGATTCTGACGTAAGCACATACTCGATTGCGGGCAGATCACTAACAAAAATGTCGTTTCAGGAACTTTTGGACGCACGGAACTTCTACAAAGGCGAAGTTATGCGCGAAAAAGCGGAATTGGACGCAAAATATGGGCGGAAGGGCGCGTCCACCATTCAGGTGAGGTTCTGAAATGGGATTCTTTGATCGATTCACGAAAAAGCAAGAAAAACAGATCAAACCACTAAAAAGATCGTATGCAGCGGCCAGTCCAGGCCGTCTTTTTGCTGATTTTAAGGCATCAGAGCGATCTGCAGACTCGGAATTACGCCCTGTTCTGCGAGTTTTGCGGTCCAGGTCACGCGATCTTGTCCGCAACAATGAATACGCCAAAAGATACATCGAATTGCTGAAATCCAATGTAATCGGCCAAAAAGGCTTCAAATTACAGGTAAAAGCGCCTGATTCGACAGGAAAGCTTGATCTGCAGGGCAACCAGGCTGTTGAAAGCGCATTTTATGGCTGGGGAAAGGTTGGCAACTGCACTGTAGACGGAAAAATGTCTTGGTGTGATGCGCAGAAAATGGCCTTGGAGTCACTCGCTCGTGATGGCGAGGTCTTTGTGGTCAAGCACAGAAGCGCCAGTTTTAAGGATTCTTTCGCCATCGAGTTCATCGAAAGTGATCAAATTGACGAAGAAAAGAACGAAAGACTAGATGATGGCCGTGAAATTCGCATGGGCGTGGAACTGGACAAGTTCAAGCGGCCAATTGCGTACCACATGATCCAGTATCACCCTGGCGATTACGACTTTACGACACAAACGAAGACGAAAAAGACTGTCAGAATACCCGCAGACCGTATGCTGCACGTTTTCATGCCGTTGCGGGCTGGTCAGACAAGGGGAGAACCCTGGATGTCCCCGGCCCTGTCAGGAATAAAGCAATTGGGCGCGTTCCGTGAAGCCGCAATCGTTAATGCGCGTGTTGGCGCATCTAAAATGGGCTTTTTCACATCTCCTGCGGGCGATGGGTTCACTGCTGACGACATGGACGGCAATGTGCCGATCATGGATGCTGATCCGGGCACTTTCCATCAGTTGCCGCAGGGCGTTAGCTTCCAGACATTTGACCCGCAATACCCGTCAAATGAGTTTGACAGTTTCCACAAGTCCGTTCTCAAAGGTATTGCTAGTGCATTGGGCGTTTCGTATACATCGCTGTCCAATGATCTTGAGTCAACTTCTTACTCATCAATTCGCCAGGGCGCACTTGAAGAGCGAGATCATTACAGGTCAATACAGTATTTTATTACAGAGCATTTTGTTCGCCCAATTTATGAAAGCTGGCTGTCTGCGGCTATGGAAATGAGGTCTTTCGGCATTCCCGTTGTTCAATACGACAAGTTCGCAATGGCATCTGAGTTCCAGGGCAAGGCTTGGTCTTGGATTGACCCGCTAAAAGAAATGAATGCGGCGGTTGTCGGCATGAAAAATGGTGTCTTGTCGATATCTGATGTTGCCAATCAGTACGGCAAAGATACCGAAGACCTTATGGCTCAGATACAGCGTGATAAGGCACTTGCTGAACAGTTTGGCATCTCATATGCGCTCGAACCTTATGCCGCAAATCTATCGCCGGTAATGCCTGACGGGGTTGATGAAAGTGAAGATTAATACCCGCCCAACAGATGGTATGGTTGCTGAAGCTAAAAAGGGCTTGGCATGGCGTAAAGAGCATGGGCGCGGCGGCACAGCAGTTGGTGTTGCAAGGGCAAGAGATATCAGCAACAAGAAAGAACTGTCAGTCGATACAGTAAAAAGAATGTATTCCTTTTTTGCCAGACACGAAGTTGATAAAAAGGCTGAAGGCTTTAGACCTGGCGAAGAAGGCTACCCGTCAAATGGACGAATAGCGTGGGCGCTGTGGGGTGGTGATGCTGGCAAGTCTTGGGCTGGCGCACTGATGAAGAAAATAAATGCTGATGATGAAAGATCGATGTATACTGATAATGTAGGTTTAGAGGATACAGATATGTCCGAAGATATCGAAATTAAAGATACCGTTGAGGCAGAAGATTCAGTTGAAATGGTTGAAGAGACCGTTGCTGAAGTAGAAGCCGAAGATAACGGTGACCGCGCTGGCAAAGCAGAAGTTGTCCATCGGTCAATTGCTATTGAAGCATCTCCTATTGATGTGGACAAGCGCACTGTGCAGATTGCTATTTCTACTGAGCAGCCTGTTGCCAGGTCTTTTGGTAATGAAATTTTAGAACACACCGCTGAAGCAATTGATCTTGGGTTCCTTGCTTCAGGAAGGGCACCATTTCTGATGGACCATGATCCGTCACAAGTTCTTGGTGTAATAGAATCAGTTGATCTTGATAGCTCGGCCCGTAGACTGCGGGCGACAGTTCGTTTCGGAAGGAATGGACTTGCTAAAGAGGTCTTTGATGATGTTGTGGATGGTATTCGCTCTAACATTAGTGTCGGTTACTCTATCAACAAACTAGAACGGTCACGAGATGACAGCGATACTTATATTGCTAAATCTTGGCGGCCTGTCGAAGCTAGTCTTGTCGCAATTCCTGCTGACGACCAGGCAGGAGTAGGGCGGTCAGGCGAACCTTCAAAAGAACCCGTAACCCCTAAAAATATTGAGGTAAATATCATGTCTGAAGAAAAGACTTTAGATAGTGCGGCGGTTGAAGCTGAAGCCCGTAAAGCCGCCCAAAAGAATGCCGCAGAGATTGTTGCTCTCGGTGCCCGTCACAACAAGTCAGACCTGGCCCAGCGTGCCATCTCTGAAGGCCGCTCTATTGAAGAGTTCCGTGGCGAATTGCTGGAAACCATCGGCAGCGAACGCGCCCTGGAAGAACAGTCAATTGGTATGACTGAGAAAGATATCAAGCGTTTCTCTCTGGTTCGCGCCATTCACGCTCTGGCCAATCCGACTGATCGCCGCGCACAGGAAGCTGCTCGTTTTGAGTTTGAGTGTTCCGAAGCTGCCGCTGAACAGTATGGCCGCTCCAGCCAGGGTATCATGCTTCCTGCCGAAGTAATGAAGACCTGGAAGCGTGATCTGAACTCATCTGATGAGTCTGCCCTGTTCACTGACGACTTCCGTGGCGGTGATTTCATAGATGTTCTGCGTAACGCCTCTAGCGTAATGCAGGCCGGTGCTACCATGCTGAGCGGTCTGTCTGGTGACGTTAAAATCCCGAAGAAGACTGCCGCTGCTACTGCTGCTTGGATTGCTTCTGAAGGTGGCGCTGCTACTGAGTCTGAAATGACTGTTGGCCAGATCAGCATGACACCCAAGACTCTGGGTGCCTTCACTGACGTTACTCGCCAGCTTCTGATTCAGTCTTCCCTGGACGTTGAAAACCTGATCCGTGATGACCTGACTCGTGCCATTGCACTGACCATGGACAGCGCGGCTCTGGAAGGTTCTGGAACCAGCGGTGCCCCGACAGGTATCCTGAATACCTCCGGTGTAAACACTGTTACCGCTTTTGCTGCCGCCAACCCGACTTTTGCAGAAGTTGTTTCTCTGGAAACCGCTGTTGCAGAAGACAATGCCCTGCTGGGTAACCTGGCCTACATTCTGCCTGCCTCCATGTATGGTGCGCTGAAGACTGTAGAAAAGGCTTCTGGTACTGCTCAGTTCGTAATCGAGCCGGGTGGCACCATGAACGGCTACCGCGCAATCGTTTCCAACCAGGCAACTGCTGGAAACCTCTACTTCGGTAACTTCAGTGACTGTTTGGTAGGTATGTTCGGCGGTCTTGACCTTCTGGTTGATCCGTACACTGCCTCTACTACCGGAACTGTCAGGGTTGTAGCCCTCCAGTCAATGGATGTCGCTATACGGCATGCAGTCAGTTTTGTCTACGCCAATGACGGTGCCTAATAACCAGCACTAAAAAACAGGCGGGGGTAAAACCCCGCCTTTTTTAGATGGAGCCAATATGAAATATGAAGTTTTAAAAGGTTGTGTCATAAATTCACAAGGTAGGCAAAAGGGCGAAATACTAGAAATATCTGATGACGATGCAAAGATGCTCTTGGGACTTGGCAGAATAGCGCCGGTAAACGAGCAGGTTATTGTAGAAAATAGGTCTGTCGGCCTGGACGAAGAAAGCAAGCCCAGACGGAGAGGCCGGAAGAGTAAGGCTGACTTGTAATGGCTGTTGAAACCGCTTCTGACAGGGCCGCGCTTCTTGCGGACTTTGGTGAACCTGTAAAATACAATCCGACAAGCGGATCGGTTAAAACCATCACGGCCATTTTTGACAATATCTACGAGGAAGTAGAGGCTGGAGGAACTGTCGGAGTCTCCATGCAACAGCCACGGTTGTTTGTGCGCACTGATGATATCACTGGCGCAACTGAAGGTGATGCGATCACCGTCCGCGATGTCGCTTATACAATCCGCGTTATCATGTCCGATGGGTTGGGTATGACCGAACTTGTCTTGGAGAAAGACTAGTGGCTCACATTAGGAACCAGATACGCGACAACATTATCA